TATCCATGTAGAATACAGCCTGGCCGTCTTCAAAAAGGGCTTTTTCAAAAAAGCGTTCATCAACGCTGTCCGGTAGCCCTTCCCACTTGAAGCATGATATAGCCAGTTCTATCAGTCTTTCCACATAGACCATATAGGACAGGTTATTCATGCTGGCTGATTCTTCAAAACTTGTTTTTCTTCTAGCCATATCATCCTACTCCCGATAAGGTGTTGTCAAGCGTTGAATATTTACCAATATTCAAAATGTTACGCCAGAAACGAACACCGTTGTCAATCAGTTTTTCAATCTCTGCCGCATCTTCAGAGGGCAAAGCACCGTCAATCTTACAGCCGGAAGTTTTCAGGTACGTCCAATGCGGTCTGGCCCACATTCTAGGCGTGGCCCATTGCTGAATGGCATATCCATAGAGATCAAAGAACTTATCAACCTGTTCTGCAATCTGATGATTTACGCTCATTCTGGCCACATAGAAGTTCATCTCGCCCGCTGAATAAACAGCCCCGCCAGGGGTTAAATCGCCCTTTACAATGTCAGGTGCAAGCATGGCCTGATAGCCGCTGTTAATAGCTTCTACAGCCGTGTTTACCATACCAAGAGCACCAGCCATAGGATTGATCGTTCCAGCAAGAGCACCCCCGGCCACCTGCATTGCATAGGGCAGGGCATTCTGTGCTATCCATGCAAAAAACGCATCGTTTACCCAGTTACACATGGGCCATCCTGTAAGAACCAGTGAATCCAGATGATAGTTTAAAGGTATGACAGGTTCATCCTCTGAAGCTGGATACAGTTTATCACTTCCCTTGTAATTTCTGAGTCGCAATGTTTCAGTAACAGGCTGTAAGCACGTTGCAAACACAGTTCCAAGAACAGCGTTAGAATTCGTGTACTCGTACCTTGCTGTAATAGCGTTTCCCTGGTTATTTGTGATAGAACAGAAATTAAAAGGATAGGAATATAATTTCCTGTTCCTAGGCACATACCCATCAAGAGAACTAGGGTTATCCCCGTAGGTTGTAATTGAAGACAGGCCAACCAGGTATTCTCTACTGCTACTTGAAATCGGTAAATCTATACCTTCGCCTGTTTCTGGTGTGTTTATACCAGTGCAGGCCTGCGGAACAATATACATGGCAAGAATAGAATTAGGTGTTGGTACAAAGTGTTCCACAAAAGCATTTATGCCTGCCAGATTTGTTAAAGAGAAGCATTTCAGGCCAACACCTGAATATACGCCATCTACAAGTCTTCCATCCTGTGCGTCTTCCAGGCCAGAAAAAGCATAGGCAACAATAACTTGATAGACATCGTTATTTAAGCTGTAGACCGGGTGATTTTCCTGCGTTACGTAATCGCTGAAGTTAAAAGGTTCAGCGATCAGGTTATCCCCAAAAACGTCTGTTGTGGTGTGGTTGCGCTCCACGTAGCATTCAGGAATTGTAAACTCTCCCATCCATGTCATCATGACATCTAACGTGTAGTTGATCTGCACCACCTCATTATTGATGTACTCAACAGACGTTACAAAGGCATAAAACCATTTGTTCAGGAAATTGCTGTTTTTAAAGCGCATATAATTCGCCTTATAGACAGTACCATAAGCGGCTTCAACTTTGCAGAAATTGATGTTTTCTCTCTGAAAAGTAACGATATTAAATGCTCCTAATTTGTACTCAGAAGGTAAATCACGAAAAAAGTTATCCTTTGCTTCTACAGTTTCAAAAAATCCTGTATCGCTATAATTTGAGTCCAGAGAAAGATTGCAAAAAAGTTCTATGGACGTGTTAGGCGCTATATACATTACGTTACTCCTTTTTGCAGGGCTTGCAGAAAAACCTGCAAGCCCCATGACAAAGGTTTAGCCAACCGTTACGGTGGCAGTTCCAGTGACGGTATTATCAAACGTAGAGGTTGCAGTAACAGTAAACGTGGTTTCTGCGACAGCATCTTCGTTGACGGTCACACCGCCAAAGTTATCAATGACAGCAGGTGCATCAGCCGATAAAGACCAGGTTACAGTCTGTGGCGCAAAGTTCGCAGTAACAACACTAGCCGTGAAAGCTAAAGACTGCCCAGCAGACACAGTAGCAGTAGCAGGGGATAAGGTGATGGACGTTACAGAAGGCGTTCCGGGCACAAATACCGCCGCATTTGCAAACGGAGATACGGAGAAAATCTTCCATACATGATACCAGTAGTTCCAATACAGGCCTTCACCGTTGTACTGCTCTGTGAACTTCAGCATGTTATCGAAAATCATGAAAAATTCCTTGTCAACGATAACAGCAGGAATTGCATTTAACGCCGCAAGTTCGGCAGAAGTAAATTCATGGTAGTTGGTTTCATTTGCAAAAAGTTTATTCAGTCTGGCTACATCCAGTTCGCCAAAGCCATCTACAAGCACTCTGTGGCCCATAAATTCGGCCTTGTCCATGTTAAAGGATACGGCCAGCACATCAACTCCAACAGTAGCTTCGACATCCGAATTCAGAATGATATACTGTTCGTCTTTAGGCGTGTGGGTATAAACGCCAGCCTGGTTATACTTCGTGCCCATGAATTCAAGTTTGTTGGACACACCCTTGACGATAGAGACAAAGGCTCTTGCAGTATCCGCACTGGAAATAGCTGTAACGGTTACAGGCGTAAGTCTGCCATTTAAAATGTTAATGGCCAGCATATACTTCATGACAAGGAATTCGTCAGTATTTGCGGCTGTGTACATGGAATCTACGATTTTAGCAATGAAATCGGTTACGCCATCCCATGCAAGGAAGGCCTGTCTTAACTGTTCCTGCTGGATCGTAGACTTGTAAAACTTCTGGTAATTCATGACGTGGAAAGCAGAACGTACATCTGGCATTTCACGCTTGAATACCTTCTCTTCGCTTTCATCAATATCATACTCAAAAGGCTTTGCAATATTGACGAATACTTCCTCGATAGTCTCGCCAAATTCAAGCATACCCTTTTTAAACATAGACCAGGGGTTCGTATACATCTTAGACGTAATCATAACCCGGCCAATTCGGTTGATTAAAGCAGATACAAATTCATTCTGAAGAGCAGGATAGTTCATCAGAATATTACCGATTTCACGAACGCTGTCCAGGGTGTTATCGGCTACAGGTACATAATCTCTGTAGTTTGCGCTTGCCCCATTTCGGATAGCGTTTAAAATCTGAACACTGGTTGCATTAAGTTTCGATACATTAGGTGTAGTGGGCATAATATCTCTCCTTTACTTAAACAAATCTTCGACACCTATGTTCTCAGGTGTCACTTCTGGTGTTTCTTGTGGTTTTGCTGGATTGTCAGGAATAGTTGAAGCTCCATTGGAAGAAAAGAACCTTCTTCGGTATTTTTCTCGCCAGCTTTTGTCCAGTTCGTTGTATCGTTCATGCCAGTCTACGCCATCTCCCTGTGAAGCCTGTTCAAGATGATTGTAAGTATCGGTCATATCTTCAACAAAGCCGATAGATTCATCTGTGCTGTCAGTTCCAACCATGTCATTGATCCTAGCAAAAAACGATTCTCTGTCAAGGACACTCATATCCTTTTCATCCTCCTTAATAAATTTTTTTGAGCCATCCAGATTTTTAATCGGCCTGCTCCCCCTACAGGCGTTGGCGTAAAACCACCGTATGGGATGATATAAAAATCTGTGCTGTTATAGTAAGCGTATATACACTTATCTAACTGTGAATTAGGTGTACCTGTTATCCATCGGCCGTCATCATAGTGTATCTGACTCATTCGCTGATAACTCAGATTTATCAGATCAATGTCCGTGAGCAGGTCACCACCTGAAAAAAGCTGTGCGCCTGGTATAGCACCTATACGGATAGCCATAGAAAAAAGGCTTCCCAGTACTGCCGGGTTACGCAACGTTGGATCAAAATTGTAATTTGCTTTTACGTAAGTAATAGCTGGTTCCAGATAGGCATCTATAGCGTAGCTGTCCTGCAAGTACTGGAATTCTGAAGTTCTGTTCGTGGCATAATTGACAAAAAGCTGTCTGAGTCCTGCATTGCCGATCAACTGTGAGTTTCCAGCACCCATGTCTATATAAGTCTGGAAACCAGCATAGGCCGTTGGGTTATAGTCAATACATGATTGCATAAATGGAACAAGGCCACCTTGATAATCAAATTGATACATTCCATAGGCCCTGCCCTGGTCACCGTTTACAGACAGCCCTTCAGGCGTAAGATAGTCATAAATGGATTCATTCGGTATCCATCCCATCCATGCTTCGTACCCTTCCAGTTCACCGCCACCAAACCGCCACATCTGCATATAATTTCCAGCATAGGACAAGTTGGTGTTGATTGATACCTGATCTGCTAAAGGGTATTCGTCTGTGTGTGCCCCCATGGTACGGCCTTGTGCGTATCCACCCTGATAAACAAATTCTGTATGTGAACCGGGTGTTAGAAGAATATCCATAGGCTTCCACATCCCGGATTGTTCAATCTGTCTGAAGCCTAGTGCTGGAAGGATTTGTGGCATAGACGATGTAACAAAGGGCCAGGTGCTTCCCCAGTTTGCTGACACGCAATCCCATCCATTGTACAGAAGTGCATACCAGATAAAAGAAGAGCAGTCATAGTACGTTATTCCATCAACTGTTCTTTCATTTCTGTAAGGCTGTGAATAACCTATGTTTGCCTGGTTACACTTCTGTACAGCCCATTGATAAGCCCCTGTTAAAGATTCAGCCATCTTTTACTCTCACATCCACGTCAATTTTATCACAGAGTTTTTGTAAGGCCAGTGTATTATTCGCAATGGCCTGTGTTACTTCTCGCATCTCTGTGTGGTGCAAGTCGTTTACCTGATTTAAGTCTTCCCGGTTCTTGTCAATGATGTATTTCAGATAATACATCACGATCCCACAGCAGACAATCGGAAAGCCTACTGCTGATACAGCCTGAATAAGTTCCTGCATGGTTTTACTCCTCTTTGTGCAGGTATTTGGCATTGATAAAACCAACGATGTTCTGTCTTTGAACGTACAGCCAGACAGCACCATCTTCCAGTGTTGACAAGTAGCCATAGTTCCTGCATACCTCACCTTGTTTTAAAACAGACAAGGCCTTAAACTGTTTTCCTGCGCCACATCGGATATACACGTTTGTAGTTGCTCTATAAACGCCAGCAATTTTATCATCACGTTCAGAGGCGTAAGCTATTCCGACAGGTTCATTTTTAGGTGCGGCCAGTCTTTCACCAGGTGTAAGAACGATAGCTGTGTGATTAAAAGGTGAAACAAGAATATCACCAGGTTCAAGATATCCGCTACTGTTTGTGTAATCAGTCTTTAGCAGTTTCGTAAATTTACCTGTTTCCATGATTACATCAATCATATTCCCTGTATAGATGTTCGGAACAATGTCAAGGCCTGATCCGATACAGCATACAGCGACCAGGCTTGAACAGTCACAATCACAGTCTGTTTCAATCCTGTCAAGCTCAAAATCAACCTTTACAGCTTCATGGTACAGGGTTAATCTGTTTACCTGAGAATAGCCAATATGGGAATTCTGGCAAGCCTTTGTCATAAGTTTAACAAGGCTGTTCGCCAACTTTTTTGTCTTTGGTCTTAACACGGCTGTCCATTCATCAAAATACCAGTCATGGATCATTACTTCATTCTGTCTCTGATCCCCTGGCAATCTTCCACGTACATCACCGTCTTCGTCTGTTCTGGCCGCTCCAATCAATACACTCATGGGCTATACCACCTTTCTTTATTTTAAGTTTATTATAGCATAGCCCTTGAAAATGTCAATATTTGTGCTATAATATTTATAAGAAAGGTGTAAACCATGGAACAAAAATTCTATGACGGTACAAAATTATTATCTTTGATGGATATAAATGGTAACAAGCCAGAGATTTTTTTGTGTACCTCTAATCGTTCAGCAGGAAAAACTACATACTTCAATAGGCTTGCTGTAAATAGGTATGTAAAATATGGGGAAAAATTCTGTGTACTGTACAGGTTCAATTATGAGCTAGTAGATTGTGCGGATAAGTTCTTTAAAGATTTGCAGTTCCTATTCTTCCCAGGGCATTATATGTCCAGTAAAACAAGGGCTAAAGGTGTGTACCATGAATTGTATTTTGATGATATAAGCTGTGGATATGCCATCGCCTTAAACGCCGCCGACCAGGTGAAAAAAATGAGCCACCTGTTTTCGGATGTCCAGCGTATGATCTTTGATGAATTTCAGAGTGAAACAAACAGGTATTGCCCTGATGAAGTGACCAAACTTCTTTCAATCCATACAAGTATTGCAAGAGGTGGTGGTAAACAGGTTAGATATGTACCTCTGTTTATGATCTCTAACCCTGTTACCCTGCTTAACCCCTATTACATCGAAATGGGCATTTCTGAACGCCTGAGAAGTGATACAAGGTTCTTAAAGGGTGATGGATTTGTGCTGGAACAGGGCTTCAACGAAACAGCATCGAAAGCACAACAGGAAAGTGCTTTCAACAGGGCTTTTAAAAGAAACAAATACGTAGCCTATAACACCCAGGCCTTGTACCTGAATGATAATGAAGCATTTATTGCAAAGCCTACAGGGCAGTTCAGATACCTCTGCACTCTTAAATACAACGGTGAATACTACGGCATTCGTGAATTCATAAATGAAGGTGTGGTTTACTGTGATGACAAGGCTGATCTGACTAACCCTGTCAAAATTACTGTAACAACAGAAGACCACGAAATCAATTATATCATGCTGAAAAGGAATGATATTTTTCTTTCCAACCTTCGGTATTATTTTGAAAAAGGTTGCTTCCGCTTTAAGTCTTTGAAGTGCAAAGAAGCAGTCCTGAAGTCTCTTTCTTATTAAGGTATCCAGGTTCGTGCTTTGTGTTGAACCGATGGGATAAGTAGGGCTTGAACGCTCCCCATACGGCTTTTTTATGTTTACTTCATAGCTTCACATACTCGAACTTTCAGGATATGAAAAAGCAGGTACACTTTTGTGTGCCTGCTTTTTGCTTTAAATTATGCAATCTTCAACTGACTTTCTTAATGCTTCTTCAAACTCGTTTTTGACTATCTCAACAATTTTGCCAATATCTGTCAAGGCTTCTACTACTCTCTCCGGGCTTATATTTTCTTTCTGAAGAATTCTTGCTATCACTTCTAGATGTTCAATATTGTATCCGTATAAAGTTAGCTCTGCGGATGGTATCCCGCTAATCAAGTCAGACCAAATCTTTTTTCGTTCAACCCAATTCTCAACAGTTTGTCCATCCTCGTCTTTCCATCCAGCGTTTAGCGTGAGAAAATCAATCACCGCTTGTCTACTGATTAAATCCCTTTCCATTACGCTTTACCGCCTTCCCTGTACTTTTCTGTGTCATAAATTTTCCCCTGCAAAATGTATCCTAAGTCTTTTTTAGTGGCTACCTTTAAATCATTGCCGCATAATGTGCAGGTTATGTATTTTACCTTCTGCCCTGTAAGGGTATATGTGCGATTCTTGCAAAAAGGGCAATTCACTTTGTGAAAATAAAAATAATTCATTACTGTTCTCCTGTGCTCCCAAATCCCCCACGATTTTCGTTACCCAAGTCTTTTACTTTTCTCAGGTTCAATTCTCCCTGATTTTCAATAATCCGAAACTGACATACACGGTCATTCTTATGCACAACCGTTTTTCTCATAGCAATTACAGGGAAACCCCATTCATCACGATCCCCTCTGTAGGCGTGGTCTATGATCCCTATGCTGTTTGTACATATGATCCCCCACTTAGCGTATGTACTGGAACGTGGCGCAATGATGGCTTCATACCCATCAGGTAATTCCATAGCTACACCTAAAGGAATGACTGTATATTCACCAGCATCAAGCCGAATTTCTTCTGCCGCTCTTAAATCAATCCAGTCTGAACCTTCAACCTGTGCTATCGGTTTAATGTCTCGAATGTACTTGATTTTCAATTCTTTCATGTCTACCTCATTTCATACGTGGTTTCTACAAGGATAGTTCCACCTGGTATTCTTTTAGGCATTAACTTCCCAGGCACTTTCAGGCCGATTTTAAAATCTTCAATCGTCCTTGTCTTTGAAAGAAACTCTATTTCTTCCTTTTTGAATTGCTTTACACCTATTTCCTTTTTCTCGTCTTCGGTTAAATCTTTAGCCCTCTTTCCTAAGATAGAATATAAAAGCCATTGTTTACTTCTTTTTGGCATACCAGCGCATTTGATGTTATAGTAAGGGTTATCTATCGGTTCAAGATTTTCCTTTACTACGTGTTCAATATACGTTTTCTGTCTGGCAAAAATTCCGAAATCCCAACAGCTTTCCAGCTTCCAGCAACAGAAATTCTTGTCATGTACTTTGATCCCCTGTATCTGCTCTGGTGCTAAATCACAATGGATACTGTCTGTATCTGCGTAAATAAACCCTGGTTGATCTACACCATGATAGTTAGCCTGTGCCGCCCGAATTGTAAAATTTCTTGCGTAACTTGTAATTGCTGATCCTACTGGAATAAAACCAGGCTTCTTTTCGTTTTCTGTGACAGGGTATTGTCCTATACTCTGATCTTCTTTTATATAACACACTTTAAAAGAAGAATCTGTGTTTCTGGCCATCTGCCCATATAAATTGTTCAGGAACAGCTTTGCGGCTTCCCTGCGTGCGCCTTTGCTGTTCATCTTGATCTCTTTGTATTTGTTGATGTATGAATCAAAAATACCTACCACGGCATGAAAGTAGCAACCATCCAGTATTTCAAAATCTGTTACGTCATAGTGTTGCATGAACAGAGCATAATCTGTCTGTGTCAGAGTAAGTATAACAGTTGCTTCATGTTTCTTTCCATCAAACCCCTGATAGCTTGAATAATACTTTCCGTCTTTTCCTTTAATGTCTGACGTTTCAAGCATTTCAGTAGCCTTATACATGAAACTGCCCTTGATCTGTATGAATGGTAGCATTCCTTCTTTTATCCTGAACTTGCATTTTATTCGTATGAAAAAATAACTGTCATCCTCATACGCTTCTTTTGGTATCTCACTTCCAAGCCAGAACGTCGGCTTTCCAACTGGATACTTGTTGTGAGACTCAGAATGCATCATGCTAGGATACAAAGAGTTTACATCTGCTGTAGTTCCATGATTGAAAATCCTGTTCTCCTTGCCTTTTACTACATAGCACCAACCCCCTTTATAACTTCTACGTATGTAATCGCCAATAGTGGCACACCCTGTTCTATCTTTCCATTCCTTGTTGAAATACTCGTTATACAAGTCGGGAAAATATTCTTCATAGGCTTCTTTTTTGCCAAACAGCTTTTTGTATTCGTCCAGGCAACAAGCACCTATTGTCATTTTGCTATGACCTTCTGTGTACATGATTTCAAGGGCTTCTTTAACAACAAGTACATCGTTTGCAATGTACCTCTGTTCCTCTTCTGTAATGTCACACCCTGCATAGCGGAAACCTTCATATTCCATTTCTAGTTTCCTGTGCTTAGTTTTAAAGCTATCCCCTATATCCTTAACGCTAAACGGTAAAAGTTTTAAACTGTCTCTGATCTCAATAAACCTGTCATTTACTTTAATAATGATGTTATACCATGCGCCACGATCAGAAATCGCATATTTGAAAGTGTTATTCTTCATGTTATATTCTTTCTGCCAATGGCCTAAAGCGTATTCTTCTTCCCCTTCCTCTACATCATAGGCCTGTTCAAACCCTTTATTTTTTAATAACCAGTCCACCCAGAAACTACCATCAAATTTCAAATTGTGATAGTAAATCATCACGTTTTCTTTCATGCCTGCCAGATAATCAAATGTTTCTTCAATACTGTGTAAAATCTTCACATCTTCCGTAAATAATTCAACTACTGCACTTGCCCATACTTCTGTACTTGTCTGGCCAGCGTATACGGTTGTTTCGAAATCGCCCACAAAGTGACGGAATTTTTTTACCCTCATTTTTCATCATTAGATTGTTTCCGACCAGAACGGTGCTTCTTCGTCTATTTCATCCTGCATGACTCCTATCTGCTTCGCTTCATATAAGCTAAAAGCCGCACCTTTTATTGCTTCTCCAAAATTTTTCAGAACTCGATTAACTTCCGAACCCGCTGTATCTGAGTTCGGTTTATACTTAGCGGCTACCTGCAAGTCAGAAATCTGTTCGGGTGTCATTTCTGACAAGGCCTTTAAAACAGCTTCAAGGCCATATCTGGCGATTTCATTCGCCAGCATTTCTTTCAAGTAGGCTGACCCCTGTGTTCCTAATTCATCAATCATGTCAAGTAACCCCTGATAAATTATATCTGACTCGGAAATCATGGGTAAATTCGTGTCAGATTCTGGAAGTGCTGGCAAGGCTGGCCCTGGTAAAGCCGATACAGGCCTAGGCGTACCATCTTTTAACCTTCCTAGTTCCTTATCTATCCTTTCCTGCTCTTCCCAGAGCTTATCTGTTTCTATTTTATGACGCAGAAAATCTTCATACTCAGCAGTTTCTTCACGCCATTTCTTTTCTGCTCTTTCCCTGTCTACTTCTTCCGTGATCTCCTTCAGGATTTTTTCACGTTCCTTCTTGAACTCTTCCCCTCTTAGTCCTTTCTTTTTTAGTTCCTCTGCTACTGGATCAACCAGCCAGAACTCCCACCACTTTTTGTGAGTATCTACTTTTCTTTTTTCAAGGATACCCTTGAAAGCTGATTTAACAGCGTTTTTTATCGTGTCCTTAAAGAACCTTAAAGCGGCCCATCCCTTATATGCTTCGTCTTCCTTGCGCTGACCTAACTGTGTGTCACGGCCTTTTTTGCTCCTGGTCGATCTCTCAATGTCTCTTGCCTTCATACCGCTGATGGCCTTATCTGTAGGATTAAGGCTTCCTTTATACTTTGCGGCCTGAACAATCTTTTCTTCCGTAAACCTTCTCAGTCTGTTTGTATCCCAGCTGGCCAGACTCTCTTTCAAGGTATCTGCAAATACGTAACCTCTTTTTTCCTTTTTTCTTATACTGTTTCTTATTCTTGCCAGTTCTTCTCTTTTTCTTTCCGTGTAGGGCTTGCGCTTAACCGTTTCAGGTTCAGGCTTTGCCACCGTTTTTGTGCTTTTGGGTTTTGCAGGCTGTGCTGATTTATTCGTAGCCTGCGAAACATTTTTAGTAGCTGTTTTGGTGGCACTAGCTGACTGTTTGCCTGGTTCGGGCATATTCGCTTTGACAGGGTTTACTTTTGGCTCTTTCGTCTTCGTTGACTTAGGCGCATTGATAGCCTTACTTCTTACCACGTCTGGCGTTAGCTTTAAAAGCTCTTCCGTACTCAATCCATTGATTGACTTCTTGAAACTCTCACTAAATACATAGCCCTGATCCTGTGCCCTGTATATTCTCTTTTGTACGTTCTTAACCTGCTTTCTGTGTTCTGATACAGCCATGACACTATCTCCTTTTTAAAAAATAAAAAAGCCCTGCACAACCACTTGTGCAGGGCTTTGTAATTTAGATCAGAGCGCAAGTGAGAAAATCTCTTCCCTGGAAGTTTTTACTGGGCTTGCGTAAAGCCCTGATCGCCCAATCTTCATCACTTGACTCCATTTCATCGAAAATCTTTCTGAAACTCTGGTAAAACGTGTTACTTCCGGTGATATACTTATCACCAGAATCATCCATTACTACATACTGCTCATAATCCCGCTTTTCGGGGTCCATCGACTTGTCGTTGTGTACTGCAAGAACAGCCCACATGACAGGCTTAAACTCGACAGGGGTTTCACCCTTCGTCAACTCTTCCAGCTTATATGCTGCTGTGGTGTCAGTCAGCATTAACTGTTCCTTCTTGCTTAACTCTCTGCTTGCTTCCTTAATCTCAGCCTTAAACATCTTCTTTTCCTTTCTTTTCTTCTGAGTACTTGATAAAGTTTTGCTCCGTCATGAAATAGTGTTTTTTACTGGTTTCTTTCTTTAGTACCTGTGACGGTTTCAGGTTTTCTGGTAGCACCTTTGCACAGGCTTTCAACAGTTCACCATCTGTTTTATACTCCCTGGCCAAAGTCACCTGTACAGGCACGAATTCTTTTCTCGATGTGTCTGCACATTCTACCTGGGCAACCGTCACAAGCAGGTTTCTGTGTATTCCTACTTGTCTTGGCATTGTTTCTCCTTTCTTTTTGTTTGCGGTTTCCCGCTGTGATAATAGCTTATCACAGCGGGAACTTTTTGTCAACCCGTTTTTTCAACTTTTATAAACGGATCAACCAGGTTAGAAGTACGGGAAGACTGAAAAACGCTCCCATGAATACGATGGTTAAAATGTCTTCGATAAACTGTTTCATTCTTCTCTCCTATTTGATCTTCAACAAGGCTACGTTCGTGCTGTGTACCAGGTAAACAGTTCCGTCTACCTTTACTTCAATCTGGTCTCCGTCTTCAAAATCTCTCCAAGACTGAACCTCACCTGTAATAACGCTTCCATCTGGTAAACGGATGATTGCTACATCAAATCTGTAGTTCGTGTCAAAGAGCTTGTAATTGCAACCTGATAATGCGATAGACGCTGTTAAAGCTAGTGCTAAAAATAATTTTTTCATTTGCTTACCCCCATTGTTCAGCCATTGCTCTTGCTATTCCATCAAACGTAGTACTTCTTTTCCTTGCTCTTTCGTCAGGTGGTAACCTAAAGCAGTCTGAATACCATTTAGGCAATCTGACAGGCTTCCTACCTGGCGTAATAATCTGTACATATTCCATTTCAGGCTTTTCCGTAATCTCAGGAACTAAAGGTTTTACACCTTTTATCCATAAACAGGTTTTTTTGGGATACGGATCACCAAACATCCACGGTTCAATCACCTGTGTTGGCTTGCATGGAAGATTATACTTTCCAGCAAGAAAAGGGTAATACTGCCAGACATAATGGCCTGATATAATACCTACAGGGTTTTCGATCACAAGTTTCTTTGCGTTGCATTCAAGAAACATACAGAAAAACCGTATAGCTTCTTCCTGTAGGCCACTCTCCCTTTTTAGCTTGAACCATTGCGCTCCTGATACAGCTAAATGTGTGCAAGGTGGAAAAGCTATAACCATATCCCATGCACCATCTATGCAATGTTTGTGGCCATCCATAGTTTCAAATTCAACGCTACCATTTAATATCTCACTTACATCATGCAGGATGTGCCATTCAGGATGACCACCACTACATTTCAATATGTCACAGCTATAGGCCTCATGTCCTCTGGCACGAAACGCCTTGCATACCTTTTGGCTTTCTTCACAAGCCACAAGAATTTTCATTTTACACTTCCTTCCGTATACATGGCTGTAATATAGCCATTGTCAAAATCACTTTGCTCTCTTTGATCCCCGATTTTTTCATTCATCAGCATAGCAAACAACAGTACCATAGTCTTAAAATCATCTTCGTCATCCACGCATTTAAACTGTTCTGTCATGTACTTCCAGCGACCGCCCATGCCTGCCTTTTTAGCTGCCTTGCAAAAAACATTGTAGATATACCACCTGTAATCAGCATTCTCTACCATCTTTCTCTTTAGCTGTGCTTCTATAATGTTTTCCATGTCATCATCTGACAAGGTGGTATAACGTTTGAAGCATTCAACTAGCACACCAGCTTTCAAGATATCTTGTCTTGTTATGTCCTTTACTTTCCTTTCTGATATAGGTATCTGTGTGATCCTCATATATGTACCTCCTTCAAGTACATCATACAGCAACTAAAAGGGTTTGTCAAGTACCTATATAAAAAAGGGGGGGATTTTGAAATGTAAAAATTAAGGTGGCCCGGGGGTCAATGCGTGGCCAGGTACACAGACCTTGACCGTGGCTATTTTCCAGGGGGCGATCGTTAAATTTTTAACAATGTCCTGGCCTGGCGCGCGCCTTATAGGAGCGGGCTTGTGAAAAATTTAACAATCTTGCTGGCCTGGCCTTCCCTGCCTGCTCTGATCCTTCCTGCCTGCTCTGATCCTTCCTGCCTGCTCTGATCCTTCCTGCCTGCTCTGGTGTGCCTGCTCTGGTGTGCCTGCTCTGCTCTGATCCTTCCTGCCTGCTCTGGTGTGCCTGCTCTGCTCTGATCCTTCCTGCCTGCTCTGATCCTTCCTGCCTGCTCTGATCCTTCCTGCCTGCTCTGGTGTGCCTGCCTGCTTGCCCTGCACAACAAAAAAGCAGGCCTTTTTTGGCCTGCTCTTGATAATCTAGCAATTCTGCATGTTTACTGGCAAAACAATACCTACAACCATTGTACCACCTATGCAAATCCTAAGCTGATCCTTGCTGTGATTAGCTCTGTAAGTTACAGCATTCATGCCATCGTTTATTTCTACCATGTCAAGATACTTCTTGTTTACATACAGCTTTTCAGCTGTGTCCTTGATTTCAAATTCTACTAAATCAATACTATCATTACTAGGGTGCTTTCTTGTAATACCTGTTTTATATGCTTCCTTTACATTCCATGCATCTTCAAAGAAACGCTCGCAGGTTTCAAAACTCATTGTTCTTGCATAATCATCGCAATCCTGCACAAAACAAGTTCTGTTCGGAATGCGTACAATCCAATAGCCACTACAAATATAGCTGTAATCCTTCCCTCTGGTAAAAAGCAAGTCATCACATTTCTTGCCATCGTGCTTCTTTTCTCTGTCTTTGAGAAAAGCAAGCTGTACATCAAATCTTTGCAAGCTGTTTTTCATTTTTTCGATCTCCTTCCTAAGCTATAAAAGTTTTATCCTGTTCAACTTCTGTACTTCCAAATCTAGCACGGATTTTATCTAAATCCATGCCATATCTACGCTTCTTTCCATCTGTACCACCTGGTACAAAATACCATGCTTTTTTACTTTTTGACCATGTAAAACCATGATCTTTCAAGCCATCTTTTGCAGGGTATGTGTTGCCTGTTACCCATACCCACGAGCCAATGATTTCAATTTTAATATCTTTGATACCAAATAAAAACCATATCAAATCCATGTATTCCTGCGCTGTTTCACTAGTGGCTTTTTCAGAGGTATAACGCTTTCCTTCTGAGTTAGTGTGCACATCTTTGTACACACTCCAAAACTCTTCAAACTCAGAATTGATCTCTTTTATTGTATCCTGATCTCCTGCGTTATTATCTGGGTGATATTTTTTCAGTAGTTCCTTGTATAAATGTTTACCCTCTTCTGCTGTTCTGCAAGTTTTAAACCACTTCATTATTCCATCTCGCTTTCATGTGCTACTGGTATGTTTGCCTTTTCGCATGTGCCATCATCGCCACCAAAAACATAAAACCCATTTCGTAACATATCAAATCTGACTATTGCAAAACTATCGTTTCTTTTTGATGTGAATACACGATACTTTTTCCCATGCTTACAAAAGCAGGTACATTCATTCGGTGTATTGAATACCCTGTTCATGAAATCAAAAGCAGTTTCTAAAACAGGTTTTTCACAGTCCACATATATATCATATCCGTTGCCTGTAATCTCCTTTACACCTGGGAAGGGCTGTGCTAGTTTTCTAACCATCTTCTTTATTCTCCTTTTCAATGTACTATGTTTGAAAGTTTGAATTCAAATGATTCTGACTTTTGTACTGTGCTACCTGTGAGCAGGTAGCACAGTTTGAATTCAAATTATCTAGTGGTATCAAAAATCAGGGTGTAGGTTAGCAAACCTTCTGATTCTGTAATGACAAGAGCTATACCTAAATATCCCAACAGTCTTTCAATACCATTAAGCTGTGCCTTGATGCCTGGCTTCACGATGCTACATGATGCATTGTATTCAGATACTATATCTTCAATGCAATTCTTGATGTATAACTGGGCTTTCATGCTTTTTTCTCCTTCCTGAGCTGATCCGCTCTTTTTGTTAAATCTATAATACCACTTTTTGCACCAAATACAAGTACTATTTTTGTACTTTTAAAGTACAAGAAAGTACTTGACAAGGTACGGAATGTGTGCTATTATTGAACCATCAAATGAAGGAGGTACACAAGATGTACATTTACTACTGGATCATCAAATGCAAGAAACACTTTGAAGCCGCAAGGCAGGCAGGCAACGAAGAGGACTTCAAGAAATGGTGGTTGGCTTACAAGAGGATGCAATGGAAAGCCTTCAAGATGGAAAAGGAAAAGATCAAACACTAAACAAGAGCAGGCCGCAAGGCCTGCTCTTTCCTTTTGTCCACCTGGTGTACAGGTCTGATCTGTAATAGGTATATACCATACACCTGTTCACCTACTAGGTCAGTAGGTATATACCGTACACCTGTTCACCTACTAGGTCAGTAGGTATATACCGTACACCTGTTCACCTAC